GAATGTGAATTTCTAGGATCAGTAGACACCCTTATTTCACCATCAAAACTTAGAAGTCTCGTATACGACCATCCTAAGACCAGCAGCGGCGGTTTAGACATTCACGATGATGTAATAGATGATCATGACTATTTGATGACTGTAGACGTTGCTAGAGGCGTTGGTAGCGATTATTCTGCATTTACTGTTGTAGATATAACAACCTTTCCCCACCAAGTTGTTGCAAAGTACAGAAATAATGAAATTAAACCAATGCTCTTCCCAAGCATTATTGTAGATGTAGCAAAAAATTATAATAATGCTTATATTTTGTGTGAAGTAAATGATGTTGGTGATCAAGTTGCTTCAATTATCCATTATGACCTTGAATATACGAATATTCTTATGTGTTCGATGAGAGGTCGTGCTGGACAAATTGTTGGTCAGGGATTTTCTGGGAAGAAAACTCAACTTGGAGTTAAGATGTCCAAGACAGTAAAAAAAATTGGATGCCTTAATCTTAAGACAATGATTGAAGAAAATAAACTTCTTCTCAAAGATTATGAAATTATGAGTGAATTAACAACATTTATTCAAAAGCACAATTCATTTGAAGCGGAAGAGGGATGTAATGATGACTTAGCAATGTGCTTGGTAATATATGCTTGGTTAGTTGCTCAGGATTATTTTAAAGAACTTACGGACCAAGATGTTAGAAAACGTTTATATGAAGAGCAAAAAAATCAAATTGAACAAGATATGGCTCCTTTTGGATTTGTTACGGATGGATTAGATGATACTAGTTTTGTAGATGGAGATGGAGATAGGTGGTATGCTGATGAATATGGAGATCGTGCTTATATGTGGGAATATATGTCGTAATGGAAATCGATAAGCAAATAAATTTAGGTCATTTACTTTTAACCGATAGAAAATGTAGGATTTGTGGGGAGGTTAAAAATTTAGTTGGTGAGTTTTATAGAACACGTAAAGATAGAGGTCCAGTTGCATCATCATATTCTTATGAATGTAGAGAGTGTACTATAAAAAGAATTAAAAGTAAAAAAAATACCAAATATATCTCTAAATGGGAATATCCTGATTGGTAAACATTCGCGTCTTGTTTCCCCTACGTAAAGTGTGTTTTTAATAAATAATTTTTAGTTAACTGAGATTTACGGAGAAAAACATGGCGACTCCTCAATTATCTCCAGGCGTACTCGTCAGAGAAGTTGATCTAACTGTAGGAAGAGCTGATAATGTTTTAGATAACATTGGAGCAATTGCAGGTCCTTTTGCACTTGGTCCAGTTGATGAAGCGATTGATATTACTACAGAAAACGAATTACTTAAAGTTTTTGGAAAACCAATTTCCTCGGACAGTCAATATGAATATTGGATGAGTGCATCCTCATTCCTATCATATGGCGGCGTTCTTAAGGTTGCAAGAGTTGATGGATCTAACTTAGTTAGTGCAAATGCAATTCGTAACGCTGCTGGAGTTTCAACTGCGGGCGAACCTACACTCAAAATTAAGAACTTTGACGATTATGAAGCAAATTATGCTGATGATATTGCAAACTATATTTTTGCTGCAAAGAACCCTGGTTCATGGGCAAATAATCTTAAAGTCTGTGTAATTGATGATAAGGCGGATCAAATTCTTACAGTAGGTGCTGCAGTAACTGCTAATGCATCAATTGGTATGGGTGTAACCACTACACTTACCAATGTAACATCTGCAGGTATTGGAACAACCTCAGTATTTAATGGTTACTTAAAAGGAATTGTAACTGGTATTGGTGCAAGTACTATTGAAGTTAAGATCAATTCACTTGTTTCTACTGCTGGTGTTGAAACTCCTGTAACCTATGCTCCAAAATCACAATTACAGTCATTTAAAGCAGGAATTGGTGCAAATACATTAACTGTAAGATTAATTGATTCCTCAGGATCTCTTGTAGATAGTTCAACAATTAACACTGGTACTGATCCAATCCGCGATTGGTATGATCAACAGATTCTTAGTTTATCAAATACTGCAATTTACTGGAACTCAATTGCGCCAAAACCAGGCACATCACAGTATGCAGCAAACAGAAATGGAAAGAGTGATGAAATTCACGTAGTAATTGTAGATGATACTGGAACTGTTACTGGAATTCAAGGCAATCTTCTTGAAAAACATATTGGTCTTTCTAAGGCAACAGATGCTGTTTCTGCAATTAACTCTCCACAAAAAATTTGGTGGAAAAATTATCTGGCAGTCTATTCAAATTATGTCTATGTTGGAGATAATCCTTCAGATCAAGTAAATATTAACGAACCCGTATTTGCAACAGGATTTTCTACTGCATTTACTACGTTCACTAACACAGAAGGTCTTTGGAATAGAGATGTTCAGGATAAGACGTATAGTGCTCTTGGAAATGTAACTTACAACTTAAGCGGTGGTAAAGATTACTCTAATTCTGGCGGAATGACCGCAACTCTTGGTGATTTGTTTACCGCATATAATCTTTTCTCAAATAAAGATGAGATTGAGGTTGACTATTTGATTATGGGACCTGGACTTGGTAACAAGTTTGAATCTCAAGCAAAAGCAAATCATCTGATTTCTATTGCAAATGGAAGAAAAGATTGTGTTGCTGTAATTTCACCACATCGCGCTGATGTTGTTGATCTTACTAATTCAGATACTCAAACTGATAATATTTTAGAATTTTTCTCTCCTCTTGGATCAACATCTTATGCAGTATTTGATTCTGGTTACAAATACACTTATGATAGATTTAACAACAAGTTCCGTTACATTCCTTGCAACCCTGATGTTGCAGGTCTGATGGTTAGAACTTCTATTGTTGCATACCCTTGGTTCTCCCCTGCAGGTCAGCAAAGAGGAATTCTGAATAATGCAATCAAACTTGCATATAATCCAAACAAAGCACAAAGAGACCAACTATATCCATTAAGAATTAATTCGATTATAAATCAACCCGGAATTGGTATTCTTCTCTTTGGTGATAAGACTGCTCTTGGATATGCTTCAGCATTCGACAGAATTAACGTTCGTCGTCTCTTCCTCACTGTTGAACAGGCACTTCAAAGATCTGCTCAGGCTCAACTTTTTGAACTGAATGATGAAATTACAAGAGCAAACTTTAGAAACATCGTTGAACCATACCTCCGTGATGTTCAAGCAAAACGTGGTCTTTATGGATTCTTGGTAGTTTGCGATGCATCAAATAACACTCCAGATGTTATTGATAACAATGAATTTAGAGCTGATATTTACCTGAAACCTGCTAAGTCTATTAACTACGTAACTCTTACTTTTGTTGCTACCAGAACGGGAGTAAGTTTTGACGAAGTTGCTGGTACTGTTTGATTTTAAAATAAACACCATTAAAAGGAGGATCTAAAAAATGGCACACTCTATTCAGGATTTTAAATCAGCACTCATTGGGGGCGGTGCCCGCCCTAATCTATTTGAAGTAACTATTCCATCTACACCAGCAGCAGTAAATCTTACTGAAAATTTCCCTATTTTATGCAAAGCAGCTGCTCTTCCCGCATCAAATATTGCTTCAATTGATGTTCCTTTTAGAGGAAGAATTTTCAAAGTTGCTGGAGATAGAACTTTTGATACTTGGACTGTTACCGTCATCAATGATCAAGATTTCTTAATCAGAGATGCTATGGAAGCATGGATGCAATCAATTGGTCAGTATGGTGATGCAAGTGGTTTTACCGATCCCAGTGATTATATGGTCAATGCTTTTGTAAAACAGTTTAAGAGAGGAACTAGTAATGTAGGGAAAAATACTCCCTTTGGTTCTGGTCTGGAAGTAGCAGCAACTTATAAGTTCTATGATATTTTCCCAACTAATATTGCTGCTATTGATCTTTCGTATGATACAACTGATACAATCGAAGAGTTTACAGTTGAATTCCAAGTTCAATACTGGACACCTTCTACTGAAGAAGCATAAATAAATAGTCTAAACGTTAAAGACAAAAATAAATTATGGCGAAACTATTTGGTTTTTCGATTGAAGATAGCGAACCATTATCTCCCGGTCTTGTTTCCCCCGTTCCCCCCAACAAGGAGGACGGGGTTGACCATTATTTAAGTAGTGGATTTTTTGGTTCATATGTAGATATCGAAGGTGTTTACAGAACAGAATTTGATCTCATTAAGAGATATCGCGAAATGGCACTTCATCCAGAATGTGATAGTGCAATTGAAGATATTGTAAATGAAGCAATTGTTAGTGATACTAATGATAGTCCTGTTCAAATTGATTTGGATAATTTGAATGCTAGTGACGGAATTAAAAAGAAAATAAGACAAGAATTTAAACATATTTTAGAACTTCTAGATTTTGATAAGAAGTCTCATGAAATTTATAGAAATTGGTATATTGATGGTAGACTTTATTATCACAAAGTAATCGATCTCAAAAATCCTGAGGCAGGAATACAGGAGTTGAGATATATTGACGCAATGAAAATGCGTTATGTTCGTCAGGCAGTAAAAAAGGAAGATAACAAATATAGAATTTCCAATAGAAATATTGATAATCCAATGGATTATGATTTTCCAAAGATTGAAGAATATTTCATATATGAACCAAAAATGACTTATCCAACAGGAACTCCAGCTCCTGGAGGTCTTGGTGGGTCAAATTCGGGAGTCAGAATGACGAAAGACTCCATTACTTATTGCACTTCAGGTCTTGTAGATAGAAATAAAGGATCAACTCTTTCTTATCTACATAAAGCAATTAAATCACTCAATCAACTGCGAATGATTGAGGATTCTCTTGTAATTTACAGATTGTCTCGCGCTCCAGAACGTCGTATTTTCTATATTGACGTTGGTAATCTTCCAAAAGTAAAGGCAGAACAATATCTTCGTGATGTTATGATGCGATATCGTAACAAACTTGTATATGATGCAAATACAGGAGAAGTTCGTGATGATAAGAAGTTTATGGCGATGCTTGAGGATTTTTGGCTTCCAAGAAGAGAAGGTGGTAGAGGTACTGAAATTACTACTCTCCCTGGTGGACAAAACCTTGGAGAAATCACTGATATTGAGTATTTTAAGAAAAAACTTTATCGCTCACTGAATGTTCCACCATCAAGAATGGATGGAGAAGGTGGATTTAATCTTGGTCGTTCATCAGAAATCTTGAGAGATGAAGTTAAATTTAGTAAGTTTGTTGCTCGTTTAAGAAAGAGATTCTCTTATATGTTTAGTGATATGTTGAGAACCCAATTGATTCTCAAAAATATCATTACTCCAGAAGACTGGAATCAAATGGATGAGCATATCCAATATGATTTCTTGTATGATAATCACTTTGCAGAACTTAAAGATGCAGAGTTACTTAATGAAAGATTGAATATGGTTCAGATTGCAGAACCTTATGTTGGAAAATATTTCTCTCAAGATTATGTAAGAAGAAAGATTCTTCGTCAGACCGATATTGAAATCATAGAACAAGATGCTCTTATCAAAAAAGAAATTGAGGAAGGAATAATTCCAGATCCAAGTATACCTGTAGATCCACAAACTGGTTTACCTTTAGATCAAACTGCCCAAATGGATTTGGGTCAACCAGTAATGGAACCTCAAATTGATGCTTCTGCAACTCAAGTTAACGCCAAAGCGGTAGAAATGCCCAAGGGTGGTGAAATTTGATAAATAACAACGATTAATTAATTTAAAACTATGGACGATTTAATGGATATGATTGCTACTGATGAATCCCCCTCACAGATTAGTGATAAAATTAAAGATCTTTTGTTTGTAAAAGCAGCAGAAAAGGTTGATGATTTTAGACCTGCTGTAGCAAACGCAATGTTCAATAGCGAAACAAACGAGGAAGAATGAAATCCTTTAAACAGTTCATCTCAGAGTCGGTAAATATTTCTGGTGATTTTACTGGAAATCTTTACATTAATTCTCAACAACCAGAGCAACAGCAAGTTGGTGAAGGATATGTCGCAGATGTTCTGTGGAACGGAAGTCTCTATAGAATGGAATTAACCACTAATACTGGTATTCCATCCAAGCAGTCTTTAGGTGAACAGTTGCAGACTGAGTATCCCGGAGCAATTGTTCATCAAATTT